GGCTATATTTATACCAAGTCCGGGAATTCTTATACTCACAGTGTTGCCCTGACCTACAGATTTTACTTTGCCAACATAGAGCCCCCCTCCGCTAAACGGGTGAGGAGATCCGTTGTCTCGTCGCACTAAGTCTGGTCGGCTACCTCTCATTATGTTGTTGGCCTGCCCCGTCTTCCAGTGTTAACGGAAGATGTTGTACGCGCATTTAGGTAGGGAATCAAGACATCTGGTCCAATTGGGTCGTTTGTGTCTGGGTAAATAGGACCAACCTGAAGACCCACAATTTTTTCTTTGGGTCGTCTTTCTGGTGTTTGAAAATTAATTCCTACCGGATTTGGACTTCGCTCTTCAAAGTTTACAGAAGTGACTAGATAGTATCCAACAAAAGTTGGTATACCGCTTACGAAAACAGTCATTCCGGGTCTAATTCCGACACCGTTTGTTCGCTCAATTTCTGCCGAACCAGTAGCCTCCATAACAGCATTATCGGATTTATTCATTGATGGTAGTCGCATCATTTCATATGCCTTACCTACTTCGCCAGGAATTAGTGGTATATATCGTCTAGTCACCACCCTATTTACATCTTTTGGTGGTGTTTTTGTTTTATCCTTAACCGTTGCTGTATAAGTAATCGCATCCGGTCCCCATTTGTACATCAACCATTTCATAGACGCAAAAAAAAGAGTTCCATCTACTTCAAAACATTTAAATTTTGCTTGCTGTGCAAGATTTTGTATTACATCCCACACAGAGTCTGCTTCATTGTCGCCACTTGCTTTAGTGATTTTCTTGCTCTTGGTTGTTGGTTCAATAACATGTTTTAAGCCATACTTCAAGCACGCAGCTTTAACATATTCTGAACCATTGCCTTGAATTACTTCAGGTTTTTTATCCCTTTTCATTTGCTGTACTGCTTTGGGTCTGCATTTTATCGTCCATATCGGAGATACCCCTTGATCTTGACTAACCGATATGTCTGCTACTTCCATTAATATAGTTTTTAGACCAACTGAAGCAATTTGAGTGTTGTCGTCAAATGAAATATCCGTAATTTGTTTAGTCATATACGTAACATCTCTAGCAATGTTGAAATAGTTTCCAGATGCAAAAGATAATTGTCCTTTTGTCCTAGTGTAATCTCTATCAATAATTTGAAGAGTAATTTCAGTAGCCATATCCATTGAATAATTAACTTCACACGAAAGAATTGAATCATTTATGGATTCTTTAATATTTTCAGCAATATCACCAAAAGTAACATTGAATTTTTCAATGCCCCTAACTGGAAGATCTCTGTGAGTGAGAAATCTATCTGTGCTTGTATTTGACATTCTTAAAACCTTTAGCCTCTATAAGAAGTGAACAATAAATATTCTTTTAGTTGTTCTTTGGTAGGTATGTCTCCGCCACAATTTTTCTTACATGGAACAATTTTGGGCATTTGAACGATATCGACCGTCTCAATTGGAATTTCTTGAAGTGTCATAGAGCATGATGCCCTAGAGATTTGGTTGGAATCAGTACCGTCTCTTATGGTGCCACCACCAGTGCGCTGAACAGCAGTAACACTAAATTCTGCAATTACAAATTCAATACCTCTACCAGATGTTAAAAGTGGCCAACGAACTTCATTCTGCATAAATTTGTCCATGTTTAAAAATGTTACTGGGTATGGAGTTTGTGCCATTTCTCTTAGGGTTCTTATAGATTCTTCGCACGAATAATTAAGACCAAACCCTTGTATGCCTGCATACTTCATGTCAACGATGTCAAAATTAAAACTAATTTTTAACAAATTAAACCCAGTCCAGTCAACAATTGGGTAATTTCCACTTCTAGGGATCTCCTGCCAATTTGCTCCGATTCCTGAGTAATTAACTTCTCTTGGAACAAAAGGAAACACAAATCGTCGAGGTTTTGAATCGCTGATATTTTCGCCATCCTGAATGACAGTATATGTCTGAACTAGTTCTGGTTGTCCAACGACACTTGCTGTTGGTCGTATGTCGGGTCTGTACCCTGGTAAACCACGAACTACATTTATGCGAATAGTTCTGGTTTCGTTTTCTGAATTTGAAGAATCTGTTGAGCCGGTTTCCGTGCCACCACTAGTTGCTGTACGTGCTAACTTTTTAGTTGTATTAACTGCAAGCACAAGAGATTGGTATAGTGGATCGTTTTCTAATTCCTTTAGGGCTTGTTTTTTGTTTTTGCCAGCAGCTTGCAGTACGGTCAATTTAGCATCAAGTATGGATTTAAGAGCAATTTCTTTTAATAAACTTAGTGGAGCACCTTCACTGACTCTTTGGGATAAAATTTTAGAAAGTCTATTTGGTGTCAATCTATCAATTGCTGAACCCTCAAGCAGTTTTGCCATTGAATCCGTTAATATTTTCTTCCAATCTTTTGGCGGGCCACTGTAGCCAGATTGGCTTGAACTGCCAGAAGAAGTTCCACCTGTATTGAATTGCGCATTGGCAGACGAGGTTCCAACGCCGACGTAAGAAGACGATGGAAATGTTTGTTTTGAGCCACCCCTGTATCCATCAACTCCGTTCAAACTAAATGTGATTTTAGTTACCTCTGGTTTTATGTACCCAGAACCATGAGCATAGTAGCCAACAAATTTAGTACTAATTAAATTATTAGATAATTCTGCTTTTGCTTTTTGATCTATTGCCCCAACCCAATCTTGTAACTGACCATCAGAAAAGCCTCGTGCATCAACATCGCTTTTAAGAAATTTTCCAAAATGAAGTCCTTGGTAACACGAATTAGGCGATGTAAAATTCGTCGCGGGATCTGAAACAGTTGACTTTACGCACATACAACCCCCTCCTTGAGGGGTTCGAGTTTGGATAGGCAACACATACCAATACATTGCTCTAGCGGCATCTCGTTCGGTTTCACTGTTTATGGTTGGGGCGTATCCAGAAATCCATTTATTGTCTGCGTCTGCAGGAAGGCCTGATAGCTCTGCGCCATCAACCACCCTTACTGGTAAGGTTTGACTAGTATCCCTTGGGCTAACTTCCCAAACCGATGGAAGATTCGGAGTAAAACCAAATTTTATATTTGGCTCTACATAATTTTGATTTGCTCCTGATGGAATTATTTTTTTACCCCCAGTTTGACTTAGATCAAATGTACCCAACTCCCCCACTGCCTTATGTCTTTCAAGTTTGAACTGGGTATCTTCATCCACCATTATTAAATATTTGTAACCGTTTAGATCTAGGGTTAATTCACTAAATAGGTAATTAGAGAGTGAAATCCCGTTAAAATTTGCTGCTGACTGATTTGGTCTAGCGCCGAGGGGTTGTATCTTACCCGTATCGGCATCCTTATATAGCCCAATACCTGATGAATTAATATCAACTAATTGTCTTTTGATTTCAGGAACATTAATTGATACACGCTTTTGAGTTTGATTTTGTGGCGTAGGATTTTCAGGATCATCTTGTAAAAGATATCTTACATCAGTAGTGCCATATACATTTAAATTTGTTATATAGTAACCCGGATATGTATTTGATCCGAGTACTGATGACCAACTATTTATACCAGTCGTAGAAAAGACAGTTGAGCGAGATTTTGAATTCCCACTACTTCTTATTGGTGTTTGATTTAGATCTACCGACTGTCTACTAACGTCTGTTATTCCAGACCAGTACCAATCAAAAAGTACCCCATACGGCGTTCGGGGTCCAGGTTCCCCAGCACCATCCCATCTAAGCCACAGCAGCACATACTGCCCCATTGCTACCGTATATGGATCATCCGGAATTGAACATGATCCTTCTTCGGGTAGTGAATCGTAGTATTGACGACGACTTGGAAGAAAAGGATTAGGTATAGAAATTAGTCCATCTTTATTTTTATAGTTTCGATATGTAGGATTAATACTTGGAGACCAAATTTCTCTATATACACGCAACCATGTTTTAAATTCAGAAACCACAGTATTTCCTTTATATCCCTTAAGTAAGACGCTTTTGACAAAATTTGTTGCTTGGCAAGCAAATCGTGCTGGAATAGGTGTAAAGTCGGTCTGAGTTTCATCAGAATATCCGTACCTAATGCGTTGAGTAGTTGAACCTCCTATCGTCCCCCTAAGTCTTGTAGACATTGATGTCTGAATAATATTTCCTGGGCTAGTATTAAAGCCACTTGGGAAAATTCGTGTGAACTCAATTGGGTCTGTCATCGTCGCTGTCTTTCATTTTCAAGAGCTAGTTTCAATTTCCTTACAGCAGCATCGGCTATTTGATCTGGAGATGCATTTGGCGAACCGTAAATATTTTGTGAAATTGTAATACCGGAATTACCTTGATTAGATGTTGTTGGTACTACTGGTGTTGCCATTATCTTTGATGACACCGATCCAGTATCACCAAAAGCGCTTAGTCTTGGAACCACATGTAAATGTCTAGATGCATTTGAACCGTGGAACTCAGCGAATCCGCCATTTGCGGTAGCTAGTCTTTGGTAAGCGCCCAAATTTTGACCAACCAAATCATACGCTCTGCCAGTTATGTGATCTGAATTCATTGAGCCAAGACCAGTGGTGCGATAAGCAGATGTTACGGTTCGCTTGCCGGTCAGCATTCCATCCATTTGCGCATGGCGACCCATCGTTTGAGATAGGCGCGATGATGTCGTATCGCCGACTCCCTTACCTCTTGGACTAGATGTATCGTTGTTCTTTGCAACGAATTTTATAAATTCATCTGTCATCCACTCAGGTTTTGTTGAATCCCGCGTATCAAAAAAATTACCAAACAATTCAATTATTGCACCATAAGTATCTTTTAGGTTTTGTGGCATTTTATCCAAGGCTATGTTTAGGGCATCATCATCCTCAATACCTCGTAGATTTAATCTATTTACATCTATTCCGTATTTAGATAGTTCTGACGCAAAGTCGCCTCTGGTGTATTCAGTCATGTCGCCACCAAGGAATAAGCCATTTTCTAAATCGCTTATTAATTGTTTCTGCATGTCTAGATCAAGGAGGCTGAGTTGCTCACTAAACCTATCTGTGTCCATTAAGAACCTGCCAGCAGCTTGAGACTCAAATAGTTTTGCATTAATTTGACCACCAGCAATACCAACACCTTGCTGGTATGTTGTATCTAGGTATTGTTGATATCTCTGACCAGCCAAACTATTTGTGAATAAATCTTCCATTCCGTAAAACGGACTGGTTATGTCGCCTTCTTTTCTACCGAACTCAGTACCACCTCGTCCAAACAGTTTGATTTGCTCAATTGTTCCCTGTAGGCCGCCACCCCCAAAATTCAACATGTTCGGAACAAATCCTTTTATGAATTCTGCAAATTCTGAATCTGATATTTTTCCATCCGCAGCATCTGCCATATCTCTAAATGTTCTCGCCTGCTCATCAAGAATTTCTGGGGCATTTAAGTTTTCTAAATCTTTAGAGAATTGATCAAGACCTTTTAGGGCCAAATCCATCTGCATTCCGCGAAGTTGCTCTCGTGTTTTGGCGACACTTACGCCTAGTTTCTCTACAACATCATTAAAATCAACAGTGGCATCGTAAAGATCAACACCCATCGTCATTGCCATTGTTTCAACTTCTTGTTCTGATTTGCCTGTAATTTTCGTAAGTGCATCTAATCTTTTCGCATAAACATCGGTCAAATGATTTTGTGCTTTTTGTCTTGTTTCCACTTTGTCTATTGCTTTTACAACCTCGGCTGGTTGTTTTTTCATGGCTTTTATTTGCTTATCATCTAGACCATATCGGCTTTGATTGGCTTCAAGCATTGCAATTACGTCGGCAGAACTTCCGCCTTTTCGATATGTATCAATAATTTGATTCGCACTTTGATCTATGAGCCCACCGCGTTTAGCGGCTTTTACTATTTCTGATTTACCAACACCACCACTTTCCAACATTCTTTGTTGGATTCCAATCATGTTTTGTGTAACTAAATTGTCAAAGACGCCTTCAAATGCTTTGCGTGATTTATTTTTTTCATCTTTGATTCTATTTGCCCGACCCATCAATCCACCTACTGCGGCGCCAATTATTGCACCTGCGGCAGTTCCGAAGCCAGGAGCAATCATCGTTCCAATTGTGGCACCAGCAGCCGCACCAGAAACAGCTCCACCGGCCTCTGTTTTTGCAGTTAGTGCAGTACCGCCAAGACCTATAGCTAATCCAGCAAGTGGGTTCATCATTCCAATCATTGCACCAGCACTCAAGAAACCTTGAGCTTCTTCTGAAACCATTCCAGAATTTGCAAGTGCGCCCAGCCCCATACCTACGCCCATCCCTGCCATTGCAGAACCCCTAAAACCTTTTCTTTCATCATTGCCAAGAATCATCCCTCCTAATCGGCTTTGTCTAGCACCCCTAGCCCCTAAGCGAGCACTCTGAACAAGTCTGAAAGGGTTGTTTTTGCCAAGTTGCTTTGGTCCTCCAGCAGTAATATTTGATGTTGATGAAAGCCAGTTATTATAAAGACGACCGTTAAAAAACCTTCCCCTCATGCTGTTGGGGTCGGGTGGTGTATAGGCTCTATTTGTGGTTAACTCCCATGCTTGGTATGTTTTTGTTTTTGGTCCAAAAGGTCTGCCAGTTTTCGGATTAATTGGCGGACCGAGATATTGACTATTTGCTACCTGCTTGTTGCGATAATTGTCAAATGCTTTACCAAGTACGGTTCGGTTGCCTAATCCAGTATTGCTGCCCATCACTCTGTCCGCGAATTTCTTCATTCGCGTGTCGGTCACATACCCAGATGCTCCGTGTCTTTGTCCTTCGCCAAAATATCTGGCGAATCTTTCTCTTCTATTTATGATTCGTCCGGCCGCAGTGACGCTCTTAAAACCTTTGTCGTGCATGCGTTGACTTGCATCCACTCGAACACCACTCTGATAGAAAACGCCGGGGGCTTGTGACCTGTCTGCTGGACCAAACCCAGGACCCCTAGGGTCGCGCATGTAAGTGACTGCTTGTCCTCGCACATTTTGGGTAAAGACTTCCTGACCCTTGTTTGGACCAGATGTAATTAGTGCGCCACCGTTGGGTCCTAGCCCTTCTTGTGCTCTACCGTATGGGGTCGAAACAAACTGTCCGCGACGACGAGTTGATCCACTAGATCCGCGTGAAGCAAAACCAGCACCAGAACCAGCACCCGAAGAACTTCCGGGCGGTCTTCTATAGGGTCCAGTATGTGGATAGGGAGCAGTTTGAATACGGTTGCTGTTTTGAACTAAACCAGTTGACCCACCTCTTGCTCCTGACCCATACTTAGCCACTTCTCTCCCGTTGACAATAATCGTATCCGATCTAACATTCATGTTGGCAACTTCACGAATACCTGAAGTACTGTTTGCTTGCGTAAAATATCCCTTGGTGTTTTTCATTCCCCTAGTCATACCGATTAGTCCGATTAGTGCCGAAAAACCACCCATACCGCCCATTCCGGCAGTTAGTTTTGTAAAACCACCAAGGAAACTAGTAAACAATTCAATGAGGTTTGTAAACCCCTTAATGACTTTGTTAATGAATGGAAGTGCCTGAAAGAACAACTTTCTTGCTTCGCTAAAATATTCCATAACTTTGCGTAATAAATTGCCAATGTTTGTTCCGAATTCTTCTATTTCTGGTCGGTTTGCTAAAAGCTGATCATTGAATGTGTACATGTTTTCTTTTATCTGCTCCCAAACCGGAAGCCAAGCATTCTTCAATATTTGTTCAAATACTCGTGCTCCTTGAATAAATGGTCGAAGAACATCTAATACCCTGTTCCATCCAGAGGTAAACCTGTCCCACCATTCGCCAATTCGCTCAAACATCCCCACTGAGTCGGGCAGAAAATCCCGCATTGTTCTAACAACAAAATTGGTTATCTTATCAACAACAACAGAAATTTTGTCTATAAAACCACTTTTACCAAATTCCCCAACCTGGCCAGAAAGTCTTTGAAGTCCACGAGAAATAATTGCAAATGATTCGTTGGCTTCTTTTTTCATAGGTCCAAGAAATTGTTGTCCAAAGTCTGCAAATTGACCACGAAGTAAATTAAATTCGCCTTTAAGTGTGTTTATTAAAGTTCCAGATACTGCCCCAAATTGACCATCAACCCCGCCAAGTTTTGCAAGTTCTCCAGATCTGATAGCAGCAGTTAGGCCTTCTTTGGTTTTCTTTCCTGAACCCTTTTCGTATTCCTCTAATGCTTTTTTAAGTTGGGGACTGAAATTTTTCCCAGCGCTAACTACATCTCCGTATGATTTTTTGGTGTCTTGAAGTGTTGCAATGAGAGCACCTGCTTGTTTTGTTCCTTCTTTCAGATCCATTCCAGCACTTGCGAAATCCATTAAGCCTTTAAGAGATGCTGTTGATGCGGCAGTAAATCTTCCGCCAGTTTTAACCACTTCTGCATAAGCGGCTGTAAGGTTTTCTACACCGACAGATGCCAGCGAAGCATCCATAGTAAGAGCCCTCATTTGCACTCTTGTTTGATTTAGTGCTGATCCAAATTCTTTTGCTTGACCACGACCACTAAATGCATACATGGCCGCCTGTTGTTCTCGAAGCGCTGCGGCAACAGTGCCTGCTGCTATGGCGACTCCTGCCATTCCAGCCGCAGTCATTTTCATCATGCCGTTATAGGCTTTCATAATAAATTGTCCAGTAGCAAATGTGGCGTGGACGAGCATCATTGCTGCACCCATGGCGGCCATCTCAAGAGCAACTGCTTTTGCAGTTAGCGCCAAGAATTTCACCATGGCATAACCTGTCCCTTTGATCATTTTGTCAAAATAGTCAAAGCTTTTCTTGTATTTTCTGCTGACTTTGTTAAAGTGATCGCCAGCCTCATTGAGTTCTCTTCTTACTCGATTAGATCGACCACGAGAGGCAAGACCTTCTTTTTTTCTGTCACGATCACGTGCGCCAGCAAGACGTTCTAGTTTGCGTCGAGTGCGGTCAATATCCCTATCATCGGACTTGACTTCTATTTTTATTACAACGCGCTCATCGGCCATTTGTGCTCCAGAAAAAAGGATTTTTTGCGGCCATTAGCCTCTGGCTTGTCGCTCTGCGGCTGCTCGATCCTGCTCTATTACTTTAGCACAAGCCATTCTAATAACCCACTCAATGTCCGTGCAATCAAGCAGACGCACAGGGTCGGTCCCCCATAGTTCTCCCAAACGCGCAACTGTTTTTATTACAGGTTCTTCGATCAGTTCGTCGAAGACCTCATCGTAGGGTCCTCGTTAGGTTCGATAGTGTCGCCAAACCCAGCAGCATCAAGAATTGCCAATGCAGCCGCCTCCACGTGTGGGTCAAGTCCAAAAAATGCGCGAACAGCATCTGGGATAGGACGTGTTGTGTTTGTCATTGCAAGCATTTGATCGTGACCAAAAGTGATGGCAAAACCATCTTCGTCACGAACTTCCTCATCGCCAAAAATTACGCCTGTGCAGGTATGCCCAATAACCAATGAAGCAAACCGAGTGGCATCCATGCCATTCTTTGTGTCCTCTCCGGCTTCTTTGCGCCATTTACGCACTTGACCTTGTGTGACATTTGGACTGATGCGCAAAGTTACTCTTGAGCGTTCTGGAACATTAATAAAAACATCTTTGCGACTTACTTTTGATGAAATAGTTGCAGTTAGTTTTTGAAGAAGTGTTTCTTGTGATTCAGATTTTGCCTCAGCAAGCACTAATTTATCTTCTTTTGTCTTTTTGGTAACGGGTTGATCCAATGATTGCTCATCGGAATATAGCGATTCAGCCACAAATTATCCTTTCAATGGGTTGGGTGATAGCACTAAACTAGCAGCACTAATTTGTCGCCAACGCAACAACCCCAAAACCCTTAAAAGGGCTAACTTTAATTAGTTTGAAGAGGGTGTTGTAGCAGACGGCGGGTTTACGTCGCTTACTGAAAATGTAAGGGCAAAAGTCGTTGGGGCACCAGACGAAGAGTCGCCATCTGGTTCTGTCAAACCAACCAAAAGTGCATTTTTGTAGATGCGATCATTGGCTGAATTGGTTAAGCCGCAGTTATAGGTTTGAATAGTGATGTCGTAAAAACCAACACCAACAAATTGTCTCAGTTTTCTGATTGCCGTAGAAAGCCCTGTAGCACCACTGTCGTCATCGTAGTGAGCAGTCAATGTAATGTCGCCAATTTCTGCAGGTGCACATAGAACCGTTGGTCGCTTTGCTCCACCTTCATAAATCTTTTCTACCGAGGCTGTGATTTCGCCACCAGAAACCTGAGCAAACATGAAGTTTCCCCCATCCGCGGCAGTGAACGAAGGTGGCGACTCATTGTTTGTGCCCAAGGTCGTCTGGCTGTTTGGCGTTACATAGGCCAAGACTTGACGTTGTGATACTTTTGCCATTATTCCTCCGTTATGCAGTTACTGATGCAGTAAGGCTTGACTTGACGATTTCGACTTCAATTCGATCTCCAATGCTGGAAACACGAACTCCGACTTTGGCTGTTACTTTACCATTTGCCAAATCAGCCGATGCATTCAGTTTAGCATCACATCTAACTGAATAGCCGTAATCAATTCTTGCACCATTTGGGGAGAAAGCCTCAAAGAGCGCCCCAGCAATTCGATATCCCTCAAGAACAGAAATCAATCTTGACTCAACTGCTGAGAAGATACCGCCGCGACCATCGATTGGCGAGAACACAATTGGCTCAAGAGCTCTGTATGAGTCTGTAACAATTGCATTCACAACATCCTGTGCTGTGATGTAACGGAAGTTCGTTGTATCTTGCGAAAGAGAACGAGCACCGTAAACTCTAACGGTGTTATTGATTACGCGAATCGCATTTACGCACTCGTCATCCAAGCTGTTGCCATTTGTTCTATCAATGTCAGTTACAACGCCATTAATAAACACTGCTTGCGAATTTGCGCCAGCGTATGGAATATGAGATCCAGACTGATTAGTAATTGCCGATCTTTTACCAGCAACATAGCCATCTGGTGGAATCATTCTGCTAACTCCACTTACTGCCGTTGGGGCATAAACCCATGGGTAGTAAAGAGCAGCATGTTCAAGGTTTGAGTTGTTGGCGATTAGGTTTTGTGCCCAAGTTTTTGCTCCTGCAATAGTGGTATCGCTATTAGCATGCAAAATAGCAACTCTGTTATAAGCATTTGCATGCTCAATAAGTGCTTCCATTACTACATCGCTTTGTATTTCTGGGTTGGACACCATTCCGGTTCCTAATGCATCATTGAACAAACTCAAAGCATTGTTGTAGTGTGTTGCTGTAACAGAAGCAATGTCATCGCTTCCTGCAGAGAGTGAAGCCAATGCTGCAATTTCCGGCAAGTCCGTATCAGCACCAAGCGAAGCCGTAATGTACTTGCTTGCTTCTGCATGAAGATTAAGTTTGCCCACAATCTGTTCTCTGCTTGAGCAGTTTCCAGTAGTAGCAATCTGTACTCCGTCCTTAAATATAAGGACCGCTACAGTGTTTGACACTGTTCCTGCTACGACCTGAGCGCCTATTGTTGAACTCCAAGCGCCAGGACCATTTGCAGTAAGCACGACTGTGGCATTTGACGAGTCATCATCTAGGTCCAATGAGCCAGCTGTTGCTGCTGGACCAACTACGCGAGCAACGTAACACTGAGTTCCACCCTCTTCAAAAAAGGCTTCAATTGTTGGGTGCAACAAAGATCCTGCCATGTAGCCACCAAATTGATCTTCAAATTGCTCAAGGCTCAAGCAAAGAACTGCTTCATCGGTTGGTCCTCGTAGTGCCTTGCCGACAAAAAATGCCTGCGATGCTTGGTTCAATAGGGTGACCGATGGCCCCGAGCGGACCGAAGTGGAAATAACTACGCCTGGCATGGTACCTCGCTAGATTAGTTGGGATCGACTATGTTCTCGTTAGATGATACTTCTTTTTCTTCTGTTGATTCTGCAACTATTGTTTCGTTTTCTAATTTTGAGAAATTAGTTACTGTATCAACTTCTGGGGTCAAGTTTTCTGGCTCAGACTGAGAAGAAATGACTACTTCAGCCACCTCAAAGGAAGGTACATCTGCTTCTGCCTTCTTTTTCTTTTTGGGCCTACTTACGTCCCCGATTACGGCAATAGAACCGTTGGCTACAAGTTCAGCAACAATAGACGAAGATGCTATTTTTGAGTCAACGGCTGCAATACCTGCCGGGGGTAGCTGGTGTCCATCGCCATCTACTGTCAGCCAGTAACGAGAACTACTAACTATGAGAACCGCATTATGAAAGCCGGGATCTTCTTTTCGACTACCTAAGATTTTAAACATACTACAATAATAGACTAATCAACTACAATTTGATTGACATAACCGTCTTCGGGGAATGCAACACCGGGCCCTTTGGATTGGTAATTTATTTTAATCTCTTCAACACTGGCTATATCCTCACGATGAACTATCTCATCAATAAGCAGGTTGTAGCCAATATATCCTCCAGCCAAAACCCGATCTCCCTTTAATAGGGTTAAGTCAGAGAATTCCTCGCGCATCGTTGTTTGATCAATTTGAACACGAAATGTTCCCCTTGGATCTGTCGCTTCTAGGCACGGTGCGTCTAGTAGTGCTGACCGCAAAACAACACAAAGCCGATCCCTCATTACGGTGGTCTGCTCAGACCCCTCGGTTCGTGACCACACATAAGATCGCATTGAATATGTGACCCGATAAAGAGGATGCATGCCATCCCACCCAATTTGGTCAAATGAATTGGTTGAGATAACGACCGTGATAATGGTTGGCCAGTGATCCATGACCAAGGGCTCATATGTAAAATAATCTTCAGGATCAGGTAAATCGCCCTCGTTGGTATTCCAGCCATTACGATACTTAATCAAACGCTTCGGTAATTCGTTTTTAAGATATGTGTTTACATAGTCTTTGGCAAACTGCGGTCCATGCATTAAATACTGCGTCACAACATTGACTCTCTTACTGCGGCGATATTGCCATGACAGACATAGACTGCTGCAACTTCACCAGTTTTTTTAGCGAAGCCAACTGGCTCGTAAACAACTTTTCTTTTTGCCATTTTTGTTGTCCCATACTGATGAAATTTTGCATACTCAATACTTGTGCCAAATGTAGCATCCATGAGATCAACTCTATTCGGGGGACCAGCAAGAGCACTCAAACTCCTAAACAAGCGACCACTACTGACCATTATTCCATCGTTTGGCTGAGTCATTCGCTTCCAAGCAGCATACTGAGGATCAAGTGGTGACCAACCACCAGATGGCAGACCTGCTTGACGAAAATTGATTTCATTAGCAAAACGCAACCACTGTCTTGTTCTCCAAAATACTGGCCTCATGTCGTTAGCGCGTTTTTTCATAGCGATCATTCGCGCAATTGCTTTTTTGGCATCAACTTTGATAACAATAGTTGACATTAACTAATCCTGTTCTTGCGATACCTCTTAAGTGTCATTAGTTCAGTTTCAAGAAACCCAGTTTGAAGTGGGGCAACATTTCTTGTTTCTAAATCTTTTACACCAACAACATCGTCATGCATGTTTTGCATTTCCCTAGTAGCCGCACGAAGAATTAGTAATTTAAGACCAGGTATTGATGCTCCACCGAGTCCGCCTTGATACGTTACGGTCACTTTGTCATCTGCGTAAACATATGGAATATCAATGCCAAAATCTCTTACAACATAGTCTCGATCAGCAACTAAAGTGTTTTCAGTTCCATTAAGTGGTTTATGTTTTACCTCTGTAACAGAAACAACTGGAGTATTTTTTAGATAGACGGTTGTTGGTGGTTGAAGATATGTTGAATTTTCAACTTGACTGTCATAAAAAGAATTCCCAGTTGGATTAGCATTAACAAAGAAAGACGACATAGGAATTCCCGTATGGGTGCTTTCAATACGATGAATTTCCGTATATGTCGCAGGCTCCAATGGTCTGCGTAAGTACATTTCCATTTCGCTTTGAAGTCCCTCAAGGATGAGTTCAGCAGCATCTAATTGCCTATTGGTGAGACTGATGTCCATATAGGTTTTTAGTTCAGCAACACTAACAATAGCCATTTGTGCTTACCTTCCGAGAGTTCTAGCGCGACGCAACCGAGCTCTTCTTCTTTCTGCAATTTCTTCACGGGTTTGTCGACGAGCATATTCAAGTATCCGGCCAGGGTTTCTTTCTCTCCTGCCAAACCCTAGGACTCTACCTATTCGGCGTGGAATACTAATGTCTTCGTCTCCGGCTGTTGGAACAAGTGGTTTTGGCATGAATCCCCTAGGAATCAGATTTGGCTATATTAATGTTACCACCAAGACTCATCTGTCGCTGTTTGGTGGTGCCTCAATCAGTGGTTCATTGGAGATTTTTGTAGATGACTCTACTGGCACCCAAGCCCGTGAATAGATGTGATTTTTGATTGCCCTGTGCTTGATAATTGTTCCATCTAGCAGTAGATCAAATTCGTCCAATGTCATATTTAGGGCTTCGCAAACCTCTTGCTCGGTTACGGATTGAGAAACAGACAATGTCCGTATCAATGATGAAAGTTTTTTAGCCACGACCGAGCCTCGACCACGGTTCATTTGAATATGGAGAATCATGGCATCCTTTTCAGAACAGTCAACAAAGACAACAGGAACAGTCGTCCCTATTGTTTCTTTAATTTGAGGATTGTTGAGAGCAAGTAAGCATCTTTCATGGCCATCAATAATGGTTGAATCTTTTTCCCTAGCAATGATTGGGGAAAGAATTCCATGTTTAACGATTGAGCGCGCCAAAACTGTTAGGTCAGGAGACACAATATATGTTGATTGCCAAGATGCTGGTTTTAGATCATTCGGGCTGACTTGTTTTACCTCATTCATTAATGTCTCTTTCGTTTTGAATAATTTTTCCAGTTTTAGTTCCGGGGCCAGCAGGGTTCGCAGATGTTGTATGGACAGAATTAAGAAGCAATGTTCTAACTAGCCAGTGAATTGGATAAGAGGTTGGGTCTTGCGCCATTTTTTTCTTAAAGGTGGAAACATATCTTCTAGAAGCATTCTGCATTGTTGGTCCAATCATGTAGTCGGAAATAAATTGACTCACACCATTTAGTCCATCTTGTGAGTACATTTCAACCACCTTGCTGGCATCAAAATCTGCCCACAATCTTCTCTGAGCATCTATTCGAGGGAACACCCTAACTAATTGGTCATAAAATTCTGGCTCAGTAGCAATTACATCACCCAAGCGCCTAATAGCAATGGAGTGTAGAGGTATACCCACTCTGGTGTTTGATCCAGTCATTTCTGCTGAATCATAATATTCCGAATATTCGCCACCGGAATCCATTATGTATTTAAATACATCGCTAGTTTGCCAATCATAAATAACTTTGGCAAATTTTAATGGTAGGCCTTTTTTTACACCATACGGGGTGACAATGTAGTTCTCGTGAAGTTTTTGAACACACGATCTATATCTAATCATTGATTCATTTGCTCTCACGCCAGTAATAAAAGCAGTTCGACCCTTTTTGCCCTGCATGGTGTAGTAGTCAATGGATTCTTTTAATGGTTCATCGTGGCTCAGTCCAAAATTTCTTGCCGTTATTGCAAACTCTGGCATTGGCCTAACCAAGCGTCCTTCACGCTCGCGTTTACCACTCCACAACAGCGCACTCTCTCTGCGACCCAATATCCATATTTCTGCGCCGTATGGCAAGCAATACCACTCCATGTCAACCCATGGATAATTTCTTACTTTTAATACATAATCCAAAACCATTGGACTGACCATTTCTTCATCACGAAAAATAACTTTTACTGGACCAAGTTTTCGCTCCTCGTGTACTTCTTTTGCTAAGTAAAGAATGGCTGTTGAATCTTTGCCTCCAGAAAACTGAATGCAAACAGTGTCAAATGTGTCGTAGACATGGCGTATTCTGGCTCTTGCTGCATCTAAGCAGGATGAATCAAGAAACAACCTTTGACGGGTCATTAAAATTCACAGTGGGCTTCTAGGTAGTTAAGTAAGCGCTCTGCCGTAGTGTTTCCATCAACTTCCGGCGTAGAACGAAGCCACTTCACATAGTCATACCACCTACTTTGTTGTTCTACGCTGTCAAACACAATCGTGTACTGAACTACTGCGGTAGGTTTCTTCGTACTAGGAATTGCCGTACTTCCAAGAGTGGCTACATTCATTTCACTCCCCTTGGGGACAGTTGGAGTTTCCTCTTGCTCATCTTCTGTCATTGTGGGTGGGACAAACTCGCTTGATGTAAGCAATTCGCTTTCTGAGTCAGTAACAGAGTGTTCTATTACTGCCATCTCAAATTCATCCATGCCGAGATCTGACATCAAGCTTGAATACTCATCACCTACATTGTTTATAAGACGCATGAGCAAATCTTCGTCATACCCGCCAAGATCAGATGTTCTATTGTCTGCATAAGCAAATGCCATGGCTTTTTGCTCATCGCCGTCAAATACGGTACAGGCAATTGAGTCCCAACCTAAGCGTTTGGCTGCTTCATATTGATGATTGCCAGCAATAATTGTGTATTTTCCATCGCTGTTTTGAACGACAACTATTGGTTTTACTTGACCAAATTCTTTGTACGAAGAAGCAATTGCATCAACATCGCCTAGTCGTGGATTGTTCTTTAGTGAGACAAGACTGCTAATTGGTATTGACAATGAGGCAAGCGATTCATGTATTCCGTTCATACCTGAACCCTCACATTGGCATTCAATGTTCTGAGAGCATCAATTTCGGTTCGTAGAGAAAGAAGTTTCTCTCGTTTCGCCCTAACCAATGCCTCTGCACATTTGTGATCAAAATCCATGTCTGCGAGTTTATAATCGGCCCATGCTTCTCGTTCCCTAATTGATCCCTTTGCAGAAAGATACTCTTTTGCCCACTCACCTTTGAGTCTTGATTCTTTTCGTGCACTATCTTCAGCAAGCGATTCAAATGCTTCAGTATGGTGCTCCAAATCGTCAAGAAGTCCAATAATTCTTTCTTCGATTTCAACTTGGCTAATTGGTGAATTTCTTACAGACTGCATTACATTCATTTATTTACCTCTTTCATAATTGTTTCTAGTGGTGACCAATCTACCTTTTTAAGAGCATCCGTATTGGCTGTGTCCCATTTTTGTTTTGATAAACCCAATTTATATTTCAACATTTCTTCCAACACCCATGCATCGCATCTGTCGGAGCCATCTCCTCCGGTCCACACAATTCCAGTAATTGCTGATATGGCTGAGACAACTTCTGGCTTTCCAGCATTCCCTTTGCCGGTTGCAAATTTCGCTCTACAAGTTGGGGGAATTTCAACAAAAGGTATTTCTGCTTCATACAAAGCCAGCCTCATAACACCGCCCATCTCACCTATTGAGTGGGCTTGAGAATTGCGTGAAGCATACGAATAATGCTCAATTGCCACACAATTAACATTGTGTTGTTTTATTATATAAATCAAATCATTTCGTACCTCAAGCAACCTATGAACCCCACGCGATGTTTTGCGAATACTGGCCGTCACACCACCAATGGATATGCCAGTCGATGTAAGGGATGGGTCTATTCCCATAGTTACCATTTCTTTCATCTTTCCCATCCGTGTTTGGCCAAACCAAGTTCAAATGCAAGGGCAGGGTATTGCCCGATTCTGTTATGACATTTTCGACATACAGCCAACACGTTTTCTTCATCAAGTATTGAACCCCCCTGTGATCGTCTGACCAACTCATGGACATCAATGGCAGGTAAAAGTTTGTAGATGGCTAGACCATCGTGCTTAGCGAATACAGCACACGCTTCACACTTGGGTCTTTCGGAAAGAATTTTGACGACAAAAGCCCGTCGCTCAACATACTTTAGTTCCATTTTTTTACTGCGCCTACGTGGTGGCTTACCGCGCTTTAATGGTTTGCGATTTTTCACAATATGTCCGACGGATTTATGTTGTCAAACTCCCAAGAGTCGTCAAGAAGAGCCCATAGCGCTCTATCAATGCTCGTCTCCTCAATATCGTATTCCGAGAACATCGCTCTATGTTTAGCAATACCTCGCTTGAGAAACTCAACACTTTCCCATCCGCTGCTTTGTGATACTTCGCCCGTCTCAATCATTGTGGCAACTTCATTTAGTCGCCTCTCAACATGGAATCTAAATCGGGTTATTTTTTTTATTCGTGCATCATACGAAGCATTTGCTTGCTCTAGAAGAATTAATCCCTCATCTCCAAATGACTCATATCTCACGATGTCGGCTTGACGGGATAACTCTGTGGACTCAATTTGATTTTTTATGTTGTCAAGAAGAGCGACAAGGTTTACTCGCCAACGCTCCCAATTTTCTTGAAGAAAAAGTATTTTTCGCTGATTAGGAGAAAGTTTGTTTTTAACCTCTTCGGCGACCATTTTAGCAAATGTCTGATCATCCATATATTTTTGTTAGCGCCTCCTAGCGCTCCATGCTGGGCATATTTTTTTATAATTGCACCAATCGCATAATTTTGATACCTTGGTTGGGAAATTCCCAGTTTGAATAGATTCTTTTATTTCCCCGTGGACATTTGAAACACGAACAAGTGTTGCTTCGTTGTCTTTAGGTGTTGTTTGTTTTGCGACGCTTTTACCATCTTTTAGGTATATCAACTCCACTTCATTGACTGACTTGTCTATTGTCTTTTCAACAATAATTTTGTACAAAAGCAATTGAAACCACTTCTGATCCATATAGGCAGGGCGTGGAAACTTTCCGGTTTTGTAGTCAGTAACTTTCACACCATCGCCATTGGGGGTTATTCGATCAACGAATCCCTTTATCTTTATGCCTGGCAGAATTTCAACATAGTATTCAGACTCAAGTCCAATCGGTGAAATTTCTACCGGGTTTTCTATTGACCAAAGATTTTCAACACACCACCATGACTTCCACCTAAATTCACGCATTTTTGTTTCATCAACACCAATTGCCGCAAGTCTTTCTGCCCAACCATTAACCCAAACCACTCGTGATACTTGCTGAGCATTAGCTATGGTTCGTTGCTCGCTAGGAAGTTTGTATACATTTTCCAATATCTCGTGAACGAAATTACCCATAATTTGACTATCTGTTTCGGGTTCTGGTATTCCATCAATTCTGCTGTATTTATACCTTTGAGGGCACTGTTCCCAAGTAGAAATTGATGAGGCCGACAAATAATCGGGCATTTTGAATTGTTCGGGCTGTTCGGTGTTCACCGACCAAGCCTACTACTTCTCAAAACTTAGACGTGTTGCTTCTGTCAACAATTCCTGAAGTTGACCAAGAGAAACATCGCTTGCTCGCTTTGGTTTTGGAGCATTGGATGATATTGATGCCCAGAAATCGTTTAGTTGCGATCTCTTTGATTCGCTCAATCCTTTGCTGACACTCACAAAACTTTCCCAAGTTTGAACCGATTCATCAATTGGTGCATCCATGGCTTGCTCAATTTCCATAGCATCATCGCTACGGGCAAGGTAGAGGCCGACACCGAGTGTTTGAGCCGCTTTCTTGAGAGCATCCGAAATTGCACCCTTGAATTCATCGCCAAGGTCAACAATTGAACCCTGTTTGGTTCGCTTAATTTTTTGACCACCAATTCCATCGCGGGAAACAACCAATCCAGATGTGTGCCAATCAAGACGAACATGGGCAACAACAAAGTCAGGATCTATTGCATCACGCTCGCAACGAATGATTGTGAAAGACCATTTGTCAACACCAAGCACTTTATTGAGACGGGTAATTACTTCGCTCACTGGAATATAAGTGAGATTGGTGCCACCCTTGTTGAGGGTACGTTCCATTTCTCTCGGGAACTGTTCCGATAATGGACCGTATATTTCTCTTCGTTCTGTTTTTTCTGCTTCACTCATCGCTTATTCCTCCATGTGGTTGTCTTACTATTACACTCATGCGCGAATCACCGGATTCGCAATAATTATCAACATTTATGCCCAATTTTTCAAGTTGTGTTACTTTCCAGTACGAAGGCTGCACATAATTGATCATGTCCTTGGCCATTTGTTCTGGGTCAACTTTTACTTCACCCGTATCCATGTCAATTGACATCTTAAGAAGTTTTTGCGCCACGACGCTTGCTAAATCTTTGTGCTGCCACTTGGTTCTTTTTTTGGCAAAGTTTTTCTCTACCTCGCCACCATTTGGTAAAAGAATTTTGTCATCCTTCATCATTGCTCCGACTTTCAGCGCAAATGAATCATAAACAAATTTGAGGTCAGCCTTGTTTTTGTTAAATACTGCAAGGACTTCGCAAGCCTCTTCTTGTGGCGGCGACCCAGCAAGATAGTCCTGTAATCGACCTTCTAGGTCATTTAATCGTTCAGCAAAATTGCCAAATAATAGGTCGGCAATAGTAGGCGTAGTATCCATGTTTCTCGCAATCATTGGTGATAGTAAAACTTACTCAAACAACAATAGCGGCTCTTTTGCGTTGAGGCAACCCCAATCCTGTAAGAAAACCAAAAGCACCAGTTACGGAGTCAACTTGGTCGTCGTGGTTGGCGGCTTCAGGGAATGTGGATAACTCATCCAACCATTCGGTAAGCCAAGGGGCTCTCAGGACACGGACATTGCCATTTGCGGCAGCCGCAGCGAACGGACGAGCTCGAGTTACTTTGTCACCAGTTGAGCGAATTCCGACAAAGTCATAACCGGGAATTACATACCTAGCATATTGATCAATAAGGGCTTTGCCAGATGAACCCGGTTCTTGCTCCATTCTTATGGCCACACTAGGCCCATCCTCTATTGCCGTCTGCTGGACTAATTGCTCTACTTTTTCGCCCTTAACTCTTGCTCGCTTGACATCCAATACATAAGCAATACCTTTATCAAACAAAACCAATGTCCCCACCGTCCAGTCGGGGTCAGGATTTGACTGATTTGGTTCCGTAGCAGCCAAGTCCCAGAAGCGAACAGCCCGAGCCGAACTACTCACCATAGGGACCTCGTGTTGGTCAATTACCACAAATGAGGTTCTGTCAAACATTGAGCCAAGAGTGGTTGCCCACCAGTCGCCCTCCTCTAGTCGCCGTCTTTCAAGAGGATCCAATGCTTGCAATGAACGGCGATACGAGGTGGCATCAATGCCAGGGTTGTCGGTCAAGAGGGACGGTACAAATATACGATTTTCCGTCTTTCCTTCAACAATAAACCTTTGGCGAACCCAGTTTGGGGCTGGGTTGGATGCCGCCCTCATACGAATTGGAACATCGGACAAAGGACCACTGACTGGTCGGCGTAAACGGGAAAACAGATAACGATAGTCTCCCTCTCTAATTTCGGTCACCTCGTCCATGCCAATGAACTGAAATTCCGAACCCTTGTATCTCAGGTAGTCCCCCGTGTTATTAAGGTACCCAAAAGATATGCGAGCACCAGACGGGAATGTTGCTATAAAACTATTGTTATTCCAATGAACATCGTCATAATTTGCTATCCATGTGCGAAATCTGTCCATAAGAGCACCGGGGAGCGACAAGTCAGCAAATGTACGCCTAAATAAAATTGCCGAATACCCTGGGACATCCACATACTGAAGTGCGGCCATTAGGAGTGCCGATGATTTGCCACCACCAGCGGCTCCGCCAAACAATGCCTCAAGCGCATAGCAGCGTAAAAAAACCTTTTGGGTAAGCGATGCTTCCTCTGGACAATAGAGAGCGGGCTTTGGCTCTAGGTAGTCAATTACTTTTTGCCAATCTGCCATTCAAACTTCCTGTATCTACTATGCTTGCTCGTATCGTAAACTATATAAGAACAACCGGAGGTCCGTATGAACAAAATAAAAGCGTTCCTCACCAAGAGAGCAAATGTTGCTAATATTTTAATGAGCTCATTTGTCATTCTAACATCATTAGGTGCTGGTGTAATTTTTCCTCCAGCAGGGTTAATTGTTGCGGGAGTTGGTTGTGGCTTGGTTGGACTCTTACTTGGACTTGAGTAATAAATGGCTTGGAACTCACCTAAAAACAAAGATTTCTCTAATCTTGATATAAAATCATTGATTGGACCAGGTGCACCTGTTGCACAGAATGTTGGTTTTGCGGGCAAATCTTACAAAGATTCTTGGGACATAGAACGCGCATACCGAGAGGGTATGCAGCGTGTTACTTGGGTTGCTCGTTGCATCGATGTCATAGCAGGAAACCAAGCACGTCTACCAATTATTTTGCGCAAAGACAATTCTCCTGATGGGGAAATTCTTTCTAATACAAAGATGGCAAAATCAACCTTGCTTGAAGTGTTGAATACTAAATCAAACATCGGTGAAAATGCATTTATTTTTAGATATCGACTTTCTGCTCAATTACTTCTTGGTACACGCGGTGTATTTATTGAGAAAGTTAGAGGTCGTGATGGTGGAATTATTGGTCTCAATTTGCTTCCACCACAATCAACGGCTCCAATACCGGATCCAAAGAAATTTGTTTCGGGGTACGAGGTAACACTGTCCCAAGGCAAAACAATAATTCTAAAACCAGAAGATGTCGTATGGGTTCGTCGTCCACATCCGTTGGATCCGTATTTGTCAATGACCCCAATGGAGTCTGCTGGTGTAGCAATTGAAATTGAAAATTTTGCCAAGTTATACAACAGAAACTTTCTTATGAATGACGGCAGACCTGGTGGATTGCTAGTTGTCCGTGGAATGCTTGATGATGAAGACAAGGAAGAACTCAGAAATCGGTTCAGGGGTAACTTGTCTCGGGCTGGACAAACAACCGTTCTCGCCGCCGATGATGGTGCCGAGTATGTAGATGTTGGTGCTTCGCCAAGAGATGCCGCATACATACAAATGAGGCAAATAACGAAAGAAGAAATACTTGCAGCATTTGGTGTTCCAGAGTCCGTTATTGGAAATGCCTCTGGTCGAACATTCTCTAATGCTGCCGAAGAAATACGAGTTTTCTGGACAGAAACAATGCTTCCACATTTGGAACCAATAGCCAGATCGCTAGATGAACTAGACGAAATCAATTATGTTGATTTTGACACCAGCGAGGTGCCTGTCTTGATGCTTTACAAACAGGAGCGAGAAAGATATCTAAGTGATGAATTTTCTCGTGGATTAATTAGCCTTAACGAATACAGGCTTGGGAGTGGTAGAAAAGTTGTTCAATCTGATCTTGCTGATTCACTACTAATGAATCCGAACTTGACACCAATTGGCAATACTAAAAAGAAAATGGAGTCGCCACCAATGATGGCTGGTGGACCACCTCAAGGTGCTGTGCCGGGTTTGGGTGGCGAAACAGCACCACCAGGAGCAGGGATGCCAGGGATGGAAGCCCCAACACCACCTTCTGGTAGTCCAGCACCAGACACTATGGCAGGTGCAATTGCTGCGGCGATGCAAGGAGCAAATCCATCTGGGGCCACCGATGTTCCTATGGCTACAGCAGAAACAGCACCGATTGGTCAGGTGCCCACCGAAACAAAGGTGGCAGAAGAGGAGAGAGCAATTGAAAGATGGTCAGAGATTCTTGCTCGCTCACTTGAAAGAGTAATTGAACGCCAGCAAAGAGTGGTTATGGAGAAATCCATGGGGGTCAAATCAAGAAAATCTCTATCTGCTGGCACACTAGACGCAGAATCAATATTTAACAAAGATGTTTGGTATAAGCAGATTGAGGATGATGTGCGTCCAGTTTTGTTCGCAATCATTAAGGATGCCGCCGAAACTGCTGGTTTGCCAATACCGGACAGAAAAGAAATGATTGAAGTTTCTAATGTTAAATTAGCTCAACTACAGGGCTTGAATGCTCAAATTGAAAAAGAAATTCAAGGTGCCATTAAGTCTGCTCTAACAATACCTGGTGCTGATCCAAGATCGGCTGCTTTCAAAGAAACCCTTATAGAAACCTATGCTCAAGTAGATGCAAAAGATAGGTTTGTCCTTGCTGAACTAGTCGCCTCATCGCTTTGGTCTCAATTCAGTAATTAAATTTTCTTATTACTTAATAGAATATATTAGTTGCCGTCAGTGCGATAGTTGTTGGTTTATCATTGCTGAACAACACATCACCAGAGTAGGCAAATGGATAATCTTCTTTTCAAAAGCGGCAACAATGGTCAAGTAAATGTTGACCAAGCTCAAGGAATAGTTGAATGCTTCGTTGCTGGAATTGGCAACAAAGATTCAGTCGGCGATATCGTCATTAGTGGCGCATTTGCCAAAAGTCTTACTCATAGAAAACCACGCGTAGTTTGGGGACATTCATGGAATGACCCAATTGGTAAAGTTCTTGAAATGTACGAAGTTCCAGTTGGGGACTCTCGCTTGCCTGCCAAGATGCGAAATGCTGGCATTGGTGGTCTTTATGCAAAAGTTCAATTTAATTTACAATCCGAAAAAGGAAAAGAAGCATTTGCTACAGTTGCCTTTTTTGGAGAAGACCAAGAGTGGTCAATTGGATACAAAACAATTGACTCAGTGTTTGATCAAAATCTTCAAGCAAACATTCTTAAAGAAGTAGAACTTTATGAGGTTTCTCCAGTTCTTCACGGCGCAAATCAACTGACTGGAACTATTTCAATCAAGACAGACGAAAAAGCTCACATGCCAATTATCCCAATGCAAAGTGAAAGCATGCCAATGATTCCGTTGGTTAATGAAATGCCAAGAATTGTTGTTGTGGCTACTCCTGAAAAATATACAGACGATTCAAGTGTGAGCAACCCGTTTGCAGAGGGAATGTCGCGTGAACTTTCGCAACCAGATAAAAATATTTTACAAGCAGAACTAAGCGAACGAACTGGTTCTAAAATCGAAGTTATTAATGCAACTGAAAACATAGTTGTATTTAGACGCACTACGTCAGATGGAAAAGCATCAATGTATCGACTTCCCTACCATAACGAGGGTGGTCAGTTCATGTTCGGGAAACCAGAACCGTATGAAGCAGATGCTCCAAAGCCACAACCAATGCAGAACATTGAACAAAAACCAGGTGTTCCTGTTGTTGTACCAAATGGTGGCATTGCTTATCGCAATGATGATCAGCAAGAAATGATGAACTTGTTTGACAGTACGGTCCAATCACCGTTTGGCAAATCCGAAATATCTCACTTAATTGAGTTGCCAGAATCGTATATGGCAAGTGCTAAAGATTTTGTCAACCCAGTTTTGCGTCACCACAAGTTGGTGGGGAGACCAAGTGCTAAGGGAATTATTATTGATGGAGCATTGACTGCCAATGCCCTTGATGCACTACAAAATGCCGTAAAGGCCTTGGGTGCAACACTTGGTCAAGCTAGTGGAAATATTGGACAAGCAATCGGAAAAATTCGCGATCTTGCTCAAACATTTAACCCATATGCAATTGACGGCGACGGTGACGGCTTTGTTCAAGACGGCAGCGCATTTCAACGCCCATACATCCCAATCAAAAAACCAGGTTTTGACCTTCCAGATGTTCGTGGACGTAAACGCAATGGGGATGCACTACTTGATAAACCGCGCTCTGTTTCTTTACCGAAAGATAGGAATAAGTGGACACCAGAACAACGCAAAGAAGCACTTCTTGGTGGTTTGATAGAGCCAGAAACACGCGAAGATCTTGCATTTCTTGCCAACAACCGACCTACCAATGATGGGCTTGCCAAGTATTGGGATATGTCTGATGCTGACCTTACAAAAGAAGGCAACAAACTTATCAATGCTCGCAAACAATCATCTGGTGCAGAAAAGCAAAGAATTGATGAAGAACTCTTAAAAGTTTCACACGAATTTCAACGTCGCGCTTCCTATGCTGAAACATTTGGGCAAGACTTTGTGCCACCAGCAAAACGAGAGGCACCAAAACCGGATTTAGTTCCAAGTGCACCAAGAGCAAGAACGCCACTGACCGATGAGGGCCTTGCTTCTCGAGGTCGGGCATACAAAGAAAAGTTTGATTCCTTAATTGAATCAAGTGAATCCTATGGTCCTAATCCTAAATGGGAAGAACTTGACGACGACGATCAAACCGAGTTCATCAAAGAACTTGATTACGACTATATGTATGCCGTACATGGAAATCTTGGTGATGACGGAATTGTTGAAGCCATGGAAAGCGGCAAGTACGACGATGCGATTCGTGAATTTGCCGAGGATGCATGGAACACTCTCGCAGAAGAAAAAGAACTTGAATTAAATAGAGGGCGTCGAGAAACCGAAAAGGAAGAAACAGAAGATCCCCAGTCTATTGCAGACGCAGAAGAAGCGGCAAGAATTGAACGAGATGAATTAGAAGAAGAGAGAACTGAGCGCTTCCGACCAACCATGGCTGAATTGGCTATGGAGGCTGAGGCGGACGACGAAATTGATAGCGCAATAGAAAAATATGTTGGCGAACTTCCTTTTGATGACGATGAGGGCGGCTTTGCCTCGCGTGATGGACGAGAACTTGTTGTTCCCGACAAATATCGTGATTATGGTTTCACTAAAGATGACCTACTAGATGAGCTAGAGAACAATGATGTAGATCCTGACGAAGCAGAAAGAATTGCTGATTACTGGGTTGAATCTGATGGTTTGTGGGATAAGTATTTAGAAGATGCAGTAAGCGATTATGAGGGCAATGTACGTAAGGCTTTACCAGCCGCCGCACAAGAGGCCTACGACGATTACCTCAGTGGATCAGCAGACAACCTTGAGAATAGGCAATCTGATGGCTTTGCCTCGCAGGGTGAGCCATTTGGTTTTGCTAGTCGTGATGACGATGGCGAAGTCAAGCAAGACAAGTTAAATGAACTCGTAGAAGGTGTTAGGACAAGTTTGCTTGCCGAACTTGAAACTGCTGATCCAGCAACATGGAAGCCATCATGGCGCAACGACACACTACCCATAAACCCAACTACTGGTAAGCCATATAGGGGCTTTAATGCCTTCTGGTTGATGATGCGAACAAAAGATTCGGATTACAAAACCGGCAGATATGCAGGCTTCAACCAACTAAAAGCCCGTGGCGCTCAAGTTCGCAAAGGTGAAAAAGGTGTTCCTATCCTTAGGCCTCAACTAGTCAAGAAAGAGGACGAGGACGGAAACGTAAAAGAATTCGTTGTGTTCCGCGGAACAACAGTATTTAACATTGACCAAGCAGATGGTGGCGATGAGGCGCTCAGAGCAATTCCGGCCGACCTACCAGAAGAGCAGCGAATAAAAATTCTTGAAGATACGATTTCGGAACTTGGCGTCAATGTTGTTACTGACAATATGAGTGGACCACACTTTTCGCCAACTGGTGACTATGTATCAATGCCCGATTTCTCAAAAGGTGTTGGTGCTCTTGAGTGGAACTCATCACTAGCACACGAAACTATTCACTGGACCGGAGGTGCATCGCGCCTTAACAGACCTAGTGTTGCAAATTATTCAAACGACAGCAAGACTCGCGCCTACGAAGAACTTGTTGCTGAAATTGGTTCAGCCATGTTCCTCGCCGCACACGGAATTGATGCTCCATTTAGAGAAGATCATGCTCCCTATATCAAGGGCTGGATATCGTTGTTGAAGGATGACCCAGATGCACTTTCTCGTGCATTCAAGGATGCAACAGCGGCAATCAATCACATACTTGAAAAATCTCCAAACCTTCGTAAATTGTTTGGTGGATCTGACGGTGGCAAAAAAGCACCAGAGGTAGATGCACCAGATTTAGTCGGAGCCGCAGTTAATTCTTCCGAAGGATTCGCATCATTACATCGAGTTCGCACTCCTCGCAGTAAAGCACTAGGTGGAATTCTCTACGATGACTCTTCTCGTGAATTAATGGTTGGTTTCTTGAAAGGCAAACCTTGGGAAGATGCATCTTCTAGAGATAGGGACATTTATATTGACCGAGCAGAAGCCATTCTTACTGATGGAAATCGTTCAGCGTCTGCATCTCAAATTAACGATTACGCAGAAGAACTTTACAACGATGCTCGCGACATTGGTTGGTACGTCTACTCAGATGTAGACATGACAGAAGTTGAAGAACTCGCCACTGTGAAGAGCAAGGGCAAACATATTAATGCTCTTAAGAAAATTAAAAAAGCACGAAAAGCAACCGACGAAGATCAGTTCAACTTCTTTGGAAGGGATGAATACATTACAGATGTAAGTTCATCAAAGGTCAATGACGGATTCGCCTCACGCGGACCTGCTGAACCAAACGAGGGGTTGCGTCGACACAAATTAATGCCAGTAGATATCCGTGAGAGAATGCCGGAACTTTACTCAACAGAAGATGTAGATACCGAAGATAAAATTTTGGCAGTAAAGTTTTTCTCACCATATTCCAATTGGACTTGGTACGGAGTTGAGTTTGACGGCGAAGATACTTTCTTTGGTTATGTGGAAGGTTTTGAAAACGAGTGGGGTAACTTTTCTTTAAGCGAACTCGCTAGCGCACAGGTGAATGGAATGGTTCCTGCAGTTGAGCGCGATATGAGCTTCAGGCCAATAAAGTTTGAAGATCTCAACGGCGAAGGAATGCCAACAATCACAGAGGATGGTTTTGCATCTAGTGGCTCAAAGAGACTTGGCATTGAGCCAAACTATACTGATCCAACTTGGATAGATAAAACTCAACAACGTATCTTGAAGCAAAATACCGATTGGGGCAGTTTGTCGTACGATGATCAAATTGATTGGGCAAACTCATTCCTTCAAGAGTTCATTGAAGAAAATGAAATGGGGCACAACCTTGAAGATCTAATGAATGGTCGTCGCCTAAACACAAGACCAGATATTGGCTTGATGAATTACGCCGAAAACGCCTATGTGCGTATGTCGGATGCTCATTCTCGTCGTAGGGCGCAATTTGGCGAAAAGGCACAAGGCGCAGAAGATGGCTTTGCATCGGTCGGCTCAAGAACTCGACGTCTCGGTATGCAGCCAAGCACTGCTGTTGACTATGTTTCCTACGACCCAGATTCAGGAAATCTGTTTGTTGCCTACAAGCGCGAAGATGGACGTGGCGACATGTATGTCTACGAGGATGTCAGCATGGACGATGCAATTGCACTCGAGAATGCACCGAGTGCTGGTAAAGCCATCAATGATATAAAGCGCAGAAAAAATGTACGCAAAGCAACAACAGATGAAGTTGTTGGACTTTCAAAGCCATTGACTGGCGAAAAGCCACCACGAAGCAAAGAAATCATAAATGCAATTAACGATGTTTATGCCAATCCGGAACATAGCGCTAGCAGAGATGTGACATTAGAAATCAATGCAGATCGGATCTCGGTAGATGATGATGGTGTTGCTACTTGGACATCGAACGATGACACTACCCAATACTCGCTTGGAGTATCAGATTTTGGCAAGTATGAGGTTCGGGTTGCAAAACTAGATAAGGGCGACAGAGAAACACCTGACTCCTATGAAACAACTTCAGTTCAGAAGTTTGATAACCGCACAGATGCAATTGCGGCCTTAATTCAAGCCGCCAAAGACAAGATTACAGATGATGATGAGGAAAGCCGACTTGACCGCGAACTTGATGCAGCGAAACGCGAACTTGACATGGCTGGCGATGTACCAGGTGTTGAATCCATCGATGTAACTTACTCAACGGCACTTACGGCTGTTGACTACAACCCAAGCACTCAAGAAATGCGTGTCTCCTACAAAGATGGTGGAACCTACATTTACGAAGGTGTTGATAAAGACGAACTTGATGCATTCAAGACCGCACCAAGCAAAGGTCGCGCAATGAACGACATTAAGCGCGCACACCCATATCGCCGAGATAGCGAGTGGTCTGGTGTTACTGACACAGATGGTGATATTGAGGAATTTGATGTTCGTGGTTCTGAGGCAGTAGAGCAAGTCTCTTACGATCCAGAAAAAGAAGATCTTATGGTGATCTATGCAGGTGGTAAAGGTTACGTCTACTCAGGTGTTACCCGAGAAGAGGCCGATGCTGTTAGATCGGCCTCAAGCAAGGGGCGAGCAATCAATGATGTTAAGCGCACCCACGATGTGCGTCGGTTAACTGGCGAGGATGTTCGATTCTTTGGCAGTAAGAAAATGGGTGAATTAACACCAAGCGAAATACAAGATGATGAAGAGTACTCAAGAGACGAGTTGCGAAGTTTTATTGATGAACAAGAGGGTTTGCTTGAAGCCATGAGGCTGAACGGTGAATCAGCAGAAAAACTTGCTCAACAGAAAAAAATTATAGATAATGCAAAACGAGATTTATTGGCGAGCGACCCAGCACCAGTTGCGACACCAAAAATGCCGACCAGAAAACCACCTCGTGGTGGCAAGCGTGTACGTAATCGCAATGTCGCTATCGTGATGGAGCAAGGAACGCTTGATGAAATTATGGAAGCAGAATCCAAAAACATCACGGTGGATGCACTTCGTGATGCTGCCGGTTCTGTAAATGGAAAATACACAAAGGGTCCACGCAAGGGCAAAAACAGAGGTCCAGACACCATTACGGTGAGAGATGCCGAAACTGGCGAACTTCTCCATGCCAACGAAATACTTCTTACATCATCTGTCATGCGTGGTAGTCCTTCTGCGGCAAATAGAAAACGTGGCTACATAAGGGCTCGTTCGTATGCTGGTCGCCAAGGACACAACATTATGTCCGATGAGGGTCCGAGCTTGCGAGGCGATGGCAAGGGAATGACTGATTACGACAAGCGTGTATACGGTCTTGGCTCTGATGAAAAAAATCGTGAAGTTGGTCTTGCTTCACGAGGGATGGGTGAACCACCTATTGACCCACCAGAACCCGAACTATCAGATGGATTTATTGAAGAATTCCTAAGAGACGATCTTAGTATGGGCGAACTTGAACTTGAGAAGTTGGAAAAGTACAACTACGGCCAAAGAAATTCTTTGAACGAATCCGAAATACAAGATTTGTATGAGAGGTATCTGTCAGAAGATAGTGATGTTCGCGATACAGCAGTCAATGAAATACTTGACCGATTCTATAGTGAGTTGGTAGATGACAATTTTGATCGCATGGTTAGCGCCAATAATTATGAGCCGGACGAGCCGGACTACTTCGATGATGATGGTTTTGCCTCACGTGCCTACAAAGAGGACAAAGACTACATATACCTTAGCGAGGAAAACAAGAAAATCGTAGATGCAATTCAAGAAGCAATAGAGAGCGGCGAGATAGCGGATGAAGTTTTATGGTCGGATTGGGTGAGCAACACTCTTTACGACTATTTCACTCCTTCTGAACAATACGAGGCTATTTTCAATGGGCCTGCATCTTTTGAGGATATTAGTGAATATGCCGACAACCACGGCGATACATATAGGGATGGTGAAGGGCGTTGGGATGGCGATATTGAATCGGGATTCTATGATGATTCGCTATCCGATGTAGATCCTGAAGATAAACTTATAGGTCTAGCCAGACCTTACATCCCTGAGGGCTCAAGTTACGGCGACGACGCACACATTGCTGCATTTCGTGAAGCTTGGTCTTCTGATGGCTTTGCCTCACGTTCAAGTCTTGACAGATTGCTGACTGATCCAACCCCACAAGAAGAGGTGGAATCCTTCCAGAGATACCTTGACTCTGAGTACGGCGAGTACTTCATGGACTACACCCAAATGGATGACGAGGAACTCAAGAAAACCTTGATGCAGCGTTACCGAATGAGTCGCAGTGAGGCAAATGCAACTGCCAAACAGATTCGCAAAGATGAAGACACTTTAGACGATCTATATATGGCGGCAGATGATACTGGCTTTGCCTC